AAGCAAGCGCATTAAATTACGCCTGCCCTCGTCAGTAAATTCGTAAAATGATCCTTTCATGTTTCACCTATATTGATTAAAACGGCGGGTTACCGTGGCTAGATATTAAGCGATCTGAATACATCAGGCAAGATAAATTAACAAAAGTTAAAAAGTGTTGTTTTTTTGAGAGTGGGCCTACTCGCGGAACTAGGAGGGGGTGGGGAACAACGCTTTCGGCCCTAGATTAAATCTTATTCTTAATTCGATAAAAGCGCAAAAGATGAAAGAAACAATCGTATGCCTCGGTTAATTCTTCGTCGGTATATTCAAATATTTTTACTTCGCCGACTTCGTTGAGATATACGTTGGCACATCTAGCGCCCTCAATGCCAAGACCTGAATCGTACGCGGCCAGCTGCATGATTTGTTCATGAAATGGCGTTACCTTGTCCAGACTGCCTTCTTTGGTTTTAAAGTCAACAACGATGCCAGGCGAGTCGCCAACTGGTGGCACAAACATATCGACCTTGCCGCCAAAGCCATCTTCATGAGCGAATGACTTTTCGCATTGCCAAGGTTGCTCACCAAAATGAGCGTCTAGGGCGCGTTTGACTTCGATGCAATAGATTGGCCAGACTTCGACCGTTTCGCTCTTAAAGAAGCGCTCAAGCACGCCATGCATACGCGTGCCTCGGTCTGCTGCCTCACGTCCAGTTGACTTACTGTCGGACATGACTCGCTCGAGCCAAGCTGCCTCGGGTTCGCCATCTAAACGTGGCAAAGTCAACGCGGCCAGTAGCACTTGCTGTTGCAGCCAAGTGTTCAAACCGTGTTTAGCAGCCACGTTAAGAATAGTTGTTACCGACGGTACAAGATTCTTTTTGCGAGCATCTGCGAGGGTTGTGTTGCGAATACGCCCATCTTTCATTGTTTGGGTATATGCGGGAGTGCCGTCTAATTCGTACCAATGGCCTGATTCTGAATTCATTTGTTCACCTTTATTGCGAGTTGTTTAAGCACTTCAATTGTTTCGTCGATCCATTGCTTTTTGTCGCTATCAATCACATCGTTTATTTCGATCTGAGTTAAGCGCCAAGCCGCAAGGATCGCTTGTTCTTTTAGACTAGAAAGGGACGTCGTCATTCATGTCCTCAAGTGGCACAGTTGTACCCTCTTTCATTGCACGATACGCACTATCCGGTTTAGCAGCTGGTGGCGCATCTGATTTACCGCCGAGCATTTGCATTTGGTCTGCAACGACTTCGGTAGTGTATTGATCCACGCCATCTTTGTTCTGCCACTTACGAGTAGTCATACGACCCGCTATAAAGACTTGTGAGCCCTTTTTTAAGTAATCCCCACATATCCCTGCCAGTTTGCCAAATGACGTGATTCTGACCCATTCTGTGCCATCTTTGTCTTTGGTTTTCCAACTTACGGCAATGCTGAAATTGCAGATTGCCTCGCCAGACGCCGTAAAACGTACTTCAGGGTCTTTGCCCAAGCGCCCGATAAACTCACAACGGTTTAAATCGTTACTCATTATTTACCCTCCAACTCTGTTTTGATTCCGTCGTACATTGCTTTTAAGACGGGTTTTTGATCGGCCGCGCAAGATTTGTAAAACGTGCCGAATTTTTCTTTAAGTGCATCAAGCGTTTTGCAAGCAGCCATTTCGTCAACTGCCCAATCCATGTCGAGTGTGACAGCAACTGATTGTGTGCGAACTGGCGCTTTTGATGCTGCGTTACCGTCGTCATCTTCCGACGCAATGCCTAAAGCTGCCTGCAAACCGTACCGTTTCCCGTACGAAATTGCCGAGCCAAACCCTTGGGCGTCTTGTTTGGTCGCCGGTACAAACAACATACCGCACGACATTTCTTGACCAGACTCATGAATCAAGACCGTTTCGACAATAACGCCGTGGTCAGCGCTATGCAATTTCTGCACAAATGCTAAACCGTTGGCGTTAAGTGCCGGCCGCACAGCGTCGATCACACTAGCTAGGCTAGAGTATGCAGATTTAAAGTGGGGATTTTTTGCGTCTTTGGCTGCGTGGTTCATTGCTGACTGAGCCTTGACTAGCGATTTTGCTAATTCGTTCATGTATCACCTGTATTGGTTAAAGTCCGATTGGACAAATAGATATTAAGCCATCTGAAACAATAACGCAAGTGTTGTATTCAGCGATCTTATTCAGTAGAATTAACCTATGACAAATTCAGAAATTATCAATGTGCTAGGTGGAACGAGCGTAGTCGCTAAACTGTGTAATGTGAGTCCAGCGGCCGTGTCGATGTGGCGTAAGACCAACATCCCTGCGGACAAGATGCTTTACTTAGCGGCTACGCTCGAAAAGTCTACGGAAGGTGTACTAAATCGTAGACAAATGTTTCCAAATACCTACAAAATCATTTGGCCGGAGTTGCACTAAGCCGAAAATCGTTTAAAATAAAATTGTTGTCGTAGAAAGCAACAGATTAAAGCCCGTTTCAGTCAGTATCTTGCCCCGTAAAAAAGGGGTTTCTACCAAGATGCTGATTAAAACGGGTTTTTTTATGTCCTCTACGATGTATTAAGACGTTGTGATCTGGAGGCTCTAACGACATACCAGCGGATCACGATAGTAAGCAGACTGGGGGTAAGTGGATGTAATACTGCAAAAATAGGTGGCGAAGTTAGTGCCTATTCCACGCAAGACTGACGGGTTCTGTGGCTCCAAAAGGCAAACAGATTAAGGCGACCTAGGTAGGCTAGGTTCGTTCACCAAAAGGCAAGTGGGTTAAACAGATGGGTAAGAGCAATAGTCAAATAGCTAAAGAAATAAAAGATTATTACGAAAAAAGAATGAGAGCGTATAAAAAAGTATTAAAAATTGCTCAACCAAAGAAAAGTTATCCACAACCAAAACCGTCAATTAAAAAGTGGCTTAAAAACAGCACATTCGTTATAAAGCTGCCAAATTTGTAAAACGTATTTAACGAAACGTCCTAAATGTCACATAAATAATACATTTGGCGGCTTTATGTCTCATTTGTAATACATTGTTATACACATAGGGTAAACACCTAGCAATAAATATCTTGACATGAGAGTTAAGCAAGCTGAACATGAAGGCTCTTAACTAGGGGATCAAATGAAAAAACAACCAGTCGCAATTGCAGACCAAGGGTTTTACAAGAGTTGGACGCTTGAGCAGGCCGCAAGTCGTCCAGGCAGTCTGACCATTCTGCAAGCGCCAAGCCGCATCAAACACACAGTCCACCATCCTGACGGGAGAATTGTCAATGACCAAGAATCAACAACAAATAATGAACGCAATTAAAAATTCAGACAACTGGATTACGATTGCTGAAATCGCCAAAATTACGGGTATTTTTGAAAACAATGTTTACAAGGTTTTGCGTACAACGCCATTTTTAAGAGTGGATCAAGCGCAGATAATGTTAAAAAACGGTCGCACAGCTGCTGTATACCGGATGCCAGTAAAGATTACAGGCACAGATATGGCGCTTAATCTTGCTAAAGAATACCCTGGCTTATGGGGTCAATTACATTGGGTTAAACATGAAACGATTTTGCACGGGATGCCAACGAGAAAAGCCGGTTCAAGGTGGTCAATTGCTTGAAAGCCGGTACAGGCGTTGGAAGTGTTGGGAATGTGTGAACAAAATCAATCAATCAATTTATGCGAGTAAAAAAAATGATTCCACATCAATTAGCTGAATGGGCGTTATGGTTTTATGGGTCGTTTGGGCTATGGATTGGGGCGCTGATAGCTTGGGGTTGGGTAACCAAGAAAAAGCCGCCTGTAGAGCCGTTTAAGACGTTTGATGCGCCATGTAGATGTTTGAATCCTATCAAATGTGATTTTTACGACAAATGCATGAAGGATGAAAAATGATTACTGGTTATTGCTCGACTGAATACGAGTTAATGATCGTTTGGCAAATGTGGTATGTGTTTACTTTAATAATCATGGGGGTGGTATGGATAGCTTGAAACAATACGCTGACTTAGTTGAGGCTCAAAGCAGGTCAATTGAAAGTTACGCTCGAGTTGTTAATAAATTGAAAGATGAGGAAGCCACAGCAATTCGGGGCGAGGCTTACTGGTCAAAACTGTTGGAAGAAGTTGTGGCTGCGGCCAGACTGTCTGAGCTCGAAGCGTGCGTTGAGTATTTGGAAAGTTTGCACCAGTTTCAAAGCAGCCATAATTATTATCGCAACGCAGCACTTAAATTGTTAGCAGAGCGAGGGCCTAAATGAACAAGATTGATTTAATTATTGATGCGCTTGAGAACAGTAAAGGATTAGCTCAAACAGATAGGGCGCATCTTAAAACTGCCCTCGCCGCTGCCCGTAAACTGAAAGCGTTGAAGCCTGTGGCGTGGATGCTACCAAAATACAACGATGTGATCTCAGCATACGAGACGGATGGCACAGGAATATACAACATACCACTTTATGCACTAGACGAGGATACGAAATGACAGACCGTGAATTGCTAGAACTTGCGGCGAAAGCTGCGGGGTATGAGACGATTGAATATAACGATTTAAGAGGCTCAATGCTAGACATACGATATGGTCGTGATGAGGCCATCTGGAACGGTGAAGACTACTGGAATCCGTTGGTTGATGACTGCGAGGCTCTGCGACTGGCGGTTGATTTAAAGTTGTCTTTGTATATAAATCTTGCGGTGCGGGTTGATTACCGTATACCAAGTGAAATGCCAAGCGTGCCTTTATATGAACCGCTTGAGCCTGACGTTTACGCCGCAACACGCCGAGCAATCGTGAGAGCAGCGGCAGAGATTGGTAAGTCTATGGAGGTGACGAAATGAACCGTGAACTATTGCGGCAAGCGTTGGATTACATCAAAGAAACTTACGATTTTTGTGCGGTTATGCAGCAGCCTAAAGAACGAGAAGAACAATTGATAAAAGCCCTTGAAACAGAGTTAGCCAAGCCTGAGCAAGAGCCTGTGGCGTATCGACATTTACATGAAGATGGTTATGAATATTACGATGCGCCGACTGGCATTGATTGTAATGAGTGTGAGTCACTCTACACAGCACCGCCACGCAAGCCGTGGGTCGGGCTGACGGATGATGAAGTTTACGAAATCGCAAACTTTTGCAAAGACCAGTCATTTAGCTTTTATGCAAAAGAAATTGAAAACAAACTTAAAGAGAAAAACGCATGAACAACTTTGAATCTTTTTGGCAACTGTACCCGCGCCGAGTTGGTAAAAAAGCAGCCAAATCAGCATGGCTTAAAT